TTCACGTTCACGACTGCCCCCGGCAGCTCCGACTCGATCACGGCCGACTACGAGTACAACATGGAAGCGAACGACAAGATCCCGCAGATGGACGTCATCCTCACCTCGACGCCCGTCACGGCTCGTCAGTTCAAGCTCCGTGCTCGCTGGTCGCTCGAAGCCGAGCAGGACCTGAAGGCGTACCACGGGCTCTCCGCCGAGGACGAGATCGTTCAGTACCAGGCGAACGAGATCAACCGCGAACTCTGCTACCGCGTCATCCGCACGCTGCGGCAGCGAGCCAACGGTGGCACGGTCACCTGGGACCAGACGCCCCCGACCGGCGTGCCCTGGAAGTGGCACAAGGAAGAGCTGTTCGACAAGTTCGTCGAATTGTCCGAACTGATCTTCGAGTCGACGCAGCGCTGGGGCGCGACCTGGGCGATCTGCGGCGTCAACGTCGTCCGCATCATCGAGACGTTGGACCGCTTCGTTCCCTCAGGTGGCCAGAACAAGGAGTCGGCGGGCATTCAGTACGTCGGCACCCTGGGCGACTTCGAGATCTTCAAGGACCCGACGATCAACCGCGACGAGTGGTTGATGGGGTTCAAGGGCGAAGGCCTTCTGTACACGGGCTTCATCCACGCCGTGTACCTCGGCATCTACACGACGCCGACGGTCACCCTCGACGACTTCATCTCCCGTAAGGGGATGGCGACGAGGGCAGCTCAGAAGATGATCAACAGCAGGATGTACGGCTACGGCCGCGTCTACGCGTCGGCCTAGTCGGTCCAGCAGTAGGGTCACGGGGAGGACCGACTTTAGGTCCTCCCCCGCTCTCTAGCCGGGGGACGGCGGGGGGACTATGGGAACTCCAAAGAAGTACGCGAATCTGTCGGACATGACGCAATGCCATCCTGGCCCAAGGGGTGGCTCGGTTTGTTTCCGGCCCGGTGATGCCAGGGAAGGGAACTGGTGGTCTCGCTTCGAGCGAAAGGACAGCACAGGGCTCAGCGAAGTCCCGCACGACTACGTACCGTCGAGGGATTTCAAGAGGTTGCCGCGATCGCAGCGGCCAGTCACGAGCCCACGAATTGTGTCGGAGCAGCCGAGGGCAACTGGGTGCACGAGTAGGTGTGACAGCTCCTGCCAAGTCGCCTGTGAGAACACTTGCCAGATGCTGTGCGAACAGTCGAAGCAGACGATCGCTGTCTTTGACTCATACGAGAAGGTAGGCCCGGCGTACTACTGCCGCTTCTGCGAGTGGTCGACGGTGGACGCAGAGCGAGTAGTGCAGCACATGGAGGCCTACCACCCTGAGAAGGCGAGGAGGCCCGCGAAGGAGGAGAGCCCGGAGTCCTGGTCGGGCGATCAGCAAGTCCTGGACCCGGACGCGTCAGGGGGTGGACCCTCTGGCACTGGTAGCCCAGCCGTCCCCACTTCTGGCTCTCCGCCTTCCGGGCTTCGCAAAGAGGCGAAGGAACTCAAGAAGGACTCCGGTAACGGATACTGGAGGATCGAAGACGGACTGTTCGTCTGCGTGAAGTGCGACGAGGTCGCTGGCGTGCGATGGACTACGTCTGGCAAAGCGCAGATGACCCGGCACGCGAAGAGGGTGCATCAGTACCAGCCTGAGGAGGGCCGGGAGGTCGGGGCATGAGCGACAAGCTGAACACCGCGTACGTTGTCAAGACGATGCAGCAGCGCCTCGGCATAAGTCGACGCTCGGTTGAGGTCAAAGAGGACGACATAGTCGAAGCGGTCGAGCAAGCATTGGACAAGTGGAACGAGTACCGCTCGCGCATCGAGTACCACACTGTCCGCAACGTTTTGACGAGGGAGAACGAGCCGTTCTCGGTCTCGGTGGACAGCTGCGCCATTGGTGTGCGGGCAGTCTACTTCCTTGTGCCGTACTATGATGTTGCCAGTGGTCTGACGATCTTCGAGCTGACTGAGAAGCTGACGATCAGCCGCCTCGGGATGCGCGACATCGCTCTGAGCCGATCGACCTGGGAGAACTACCGCCGCGTGCGCGGTGTCGATCCACACTGGCACTTCGACCAGACTGACCCGCAGGATAAGCGGATTGTGTTCTATGCTCCGAGTGGGCCGTTCGACGCCGGGTACGAGTTGCAGTTGCCGTTCACGAACCCGGAGCAGATCGAGAAGACCAGGGACTCGCACTTCCTGTCCATGGTCGAAGGATACACACGGCGCATTCTGGCCGAGATCCGGGGGAAGTTTGGCGGCCAGGTCCTCGGGCCGGGCGGCAAGACGGTGCAGCTCGACTCGGACAAGCAGATGCAGATGGCGGACAAGATGCTCGAAGACGGGGAGATGAAGCTGCGGCTGTCGCGGCCGAATCTTCCGGTGCCGTTCTACTTCTAGGGGTGAGCGATGGCTGACTGGGCACTCCCAGTATACCCGACCGAGCCCGAGAAGGACATCGTCCAGGACTTCGAGTACCTGCGCGAGTACGCGACCGATCATTACCCAGCTGTGCCGTATCGGCGCTTGACGACGCAGCCGCAGGAGTTGGACGACGTACACCACGAAATCGCGGTCCACCAGCGGACGTATGCTGCCGCCGTGATCTTGCATGGATTCGTGACACAGGCTGGGAAGCACGACCAGCCAACGACGAAGGGTGTGATCGACTGGGAGCGCGACATCGTCTTGCATGTGCCGAGCTTCATCCTGGAGGACCTGGGGTGGGTCGTGCTCGGTGCGGACTCGGACATGTTGACTGTGAGCCTGGGGATGGGTGACGTCTTCAAGTTCCACGAGTACGAGTTCGAGGCGTTCAACGCGCAGAGGAGCGACGAGCGTTACCACAACACTGACATCCCGATCTATTGGGACATCAGCGCGAAGAGATTCAAGCCGGATAGCGGCATCGCAATTGACTGGGATATGGACCCGAGGGGCTGATGTTCAAGGGCAAGGTAGAAATCGGGCGGTTTGACTTCGAGAAGCTCGCGAGCAACGCTCGCGATGCGCTCGCTCGTGTCCATGCTCGTCGCAGTCAAAGCATGGCCGAGGCAATGACTGCGGGTCTGCACACAGCAGCCGCCCGCGCCGAGCAGACGGCCAAGATCGTTGGCGAAGAAACTGAGTCGCTGACGAGGGTCGTAGATGACGCAGAGCAAATTGAGTTCGAGTCCCGAGAGGGACCCACCACCATAGTTGGCGGCGTAGAGCACAGGCGGTCTGTGGTCTCGCCAGCCGGGGAGACCGGGAAGAAGTCCGGCCTCACTCCGGAACAAGTTAGCCGTGCCTTCGAGTTTGGCTCAGTCGCGCATGGAGTCCCTGCCACAGCATTTTCCCGAGCGGTAGTGGATCAGCAGCGCAGAGAGTCCGCGAAGGACATCGAGGAGGTAGCGAAGGCGATCCGATGACGATCGATAAGGCTCAGGCCTGGTGGGAGTCGACACAGGTCGACCTCAAGCTCAGGCGCGGCCAGAGTGGGCTCCGTCTTCTGGGTATTGCAGGAGACGTTGGCTACTCCCCGTACACGCTGCGTCGGGCCGTGGAGCGCGTCATGCCGGTGCTGAAGCGATGGATCGTTGACAGCCAGGCGCCCAAGTGGGCCGAGAAACTCCTGCGGGAGTGTCGGCGTCACTACGACGTTCTGGAGCTAGTACCTCCGCTGGGCGACGAGATCGAGGTGTAGCGTGACAGAGTATGGCAGTCACGTAGACATGCAGATCTGGTTGGAGTGGTACGACGGTTACGACAAGGCCATGATCCGTTGGCTGTTGAACAAGGTCAAGCGGATGGCGAAGGCCGTGCCGACTGTCTTTGCCGCGCCGGAGCGTGCCTTCGGGCAGCTCGCCAAGGTCCTCAACAAGCGGAACGTGGCCAACCAAACCTACACCGAGAAGACCGTGCCGCTTCCCTTCATGTCACTCTCACGGCTGCAGGATCGCGGTGACCTCGAACGTCGATGGCACCAGGGCCGGATCAGGAAGCTCCAAGCCGTCAACAGCAGCGGCATGCGTCTCCCACTGCCCCTGGGGACGTTGCCCTCAGGCACGGACGAGGAGATCTCGGCTCAAATGGACGGTTGGGAGGGCACGTTGTTCCCAACACCGGTCATCATCCCATACCAGCTCGACGCCTGGGCGCGGAACCTCCGCGACCTCGACCTGATCTACAAGCAGGTTCTGGGCGCGATGGATCTCGGCGACATGGCGTACCTGACCATCAAGCACCCCGAGCCGTGGGGGTACATGTACCGGCCGATCAGGTGGACGGGTATCTCGAACAATAGCGATCTCGAAGTTCCGGGCGACGGCAGTGAGCGGTCACTGCGGTACACCCTGACCTTCGAGATCGAGGCGTACATCATGAAGCCGACCGAGATCGTCAAGGCCGTGAAGTCGGCGCAGGTCACGGTGAGCGAGCTTGATACTGACGAGCTACTCGACATCTGGGTATTGTACGACGTACGAGTCGACTTGGCGTAGTTTCAGGGTCTGCTGTATAGGGGGCGGCAACTGTGAAGGAGTGCCACTGATCGTAGATGCCAGAATGGTTCTGGCGGCTCCATAGCGGGAGCTATCGGTCTCGGGCAGAAAGGACAGTTTCATGTGTGCAGTAGCAGTCTCCCCAGGGGTGTATACCACCGAAATAGATTTCTCACTCTACGCGCCGAGGCTGGCGTCAACGATCTGTGCAATGGTGGGCTCGGCATCTCGTGGTCCTACGGACGAGCGCATGCTGATCACCGACGAAGGGACGCTGACCGAGACCTTCGGTCCACCTTCGAGTGACCATCCGGCGCTCTACGCGGCGCAGCAATACCTGCGCAGCGGTCGGAACCTCTGGTTCGTGCGCGTGTCGAGCTACGATGCCAAGGCGTCAGGCGCGATCCGCAACGTGCCCAACACCGCGAACGCCGTGGACATCGAGGCGGCCAGCTCGGGTTCCTGGGCCAACAATCTCAAGGTTGTGGTTGCGGCTGACGTCGGGTCTGGTTACCGAGTCTCGGTTTACTACAACAACATCCTCGTTGAGAAGAAGAACGGCGTCCTGGTCGGTGCGGCCAACGTAAGCAGCCCGAACTACATCGAGACACAGTTCGCGAATTCGTTGTACGTGGTCTTCAGCGACACGGGAGCGTATACAACTCTCAAGGAGGGGACCTCCACACTCACCGGTGGTCTCGACGGCGCGGCCGACGACTCGGATATCGTGGGCACCACGATCGGCAACACGTCAACGGGCATGCAGCTATTCCGCAACGACGAACTCGTTGACGTCAACATGCTGCTCTGCCCGGGCCGATGGGAGAAGAGCGTCATTGGCGCCATGATCGACCTGTGTGAGTCCCGAGCGGACTGCATGGCGATCGTCGATCCGCCGTCCGGGCTCACGGTCCAGCAGGTAGTCGACTGGCACAACGGCCAGCTGACCGGTCACGCCGACTACCTGACGGCAGCGCCCAACAGCAGCTACGCAGCGCTCTACTGGTCGTACGTGCAGGTCTATGACTCCTACAACGACCAGTACGTGTGGATCGCGCCGTCCGGTCCCGCAGCTCGCACGTGGGCGTACAACGACTCGGTGTCAGAGCCGTGGTTCGCCCCGGCCGGTCTCATACGTGGCAACAGGCCGGGCTGGCTCGACCTGGAGCACTCCCCGTCGCTGGGCGAGCGCGACTACATGTATGGCTACCCCGGCCACAACGTGAACCCGTTCGTGAACTTCGTTCGCGATGGTATCACGCTCTGGGGGCAGAAGACGTTGCAGCGAGCACCGACGGCGTTGGATCGCATCAACGTCCGCCGCATGCTCCTCTACGCGAGGAAGGTCATCGCGACGGCCGTGCGGTACCTCGTCTTCGAGCCCAACGACTCGATCACCTGGCTCCGCTTCCGCATGCTGGTCGAACCGTTCCTTCGCAACATCGCGACGCGGCGTGGCATCTACGACTTCCGGGTCGTCTGTGACGCAACGACCAACACGCCGTACTACATCGACCAGAACGTGATGCGAGGCAAGCTGTTGATCAAGCCGACGAAGGCGGCCGAGATCATCGAGATCGAGTTCACGCTCCTGCCCACGGGGGCGGAGTTCGACGAGTTCTAGGATTCTTTTGGGTGGGCGTTCCTCATGCGGGGAACGCCCACCCAGCTGGGCAGGGAAGGAGCTGACGATGGCAAGGGTAATGGGTGCGGACCACGTAGCTGAAGCGAACGGCAAATTCGAGCCGCAGCGTCCGTTCAACTTCAAGATCGTGCTGCCGCAGGATGCAGGACTCGGCAACGCCGAGGACGTCGAGTTGTCGGTGCTGTCGTTCTCGGTGCCGAACATCTCGAACGAGCCGATCGTGATCCCGTTCTTGAACGAGGATCGTAAGATAGCGGGTGCCGTCACCTTCGAGAACGCAACGCTCGTCATGGTCGACTACGTTGACCCGAACGTGCTCGGTGCGCTCGACGGCTGGCGCAAGAAGGTCTACGACCCCGAGACGGGTGGCGTCGGCCTGGCGCGTGACTACAAGTTTGACATGTCGATGAAGATGTTCGGACCGGACGACCAGGACAGCTTCAGCCGCCTGTGGCGTCTCGTTGGCATCTGGCCGCAGAGCATCCAGCACGGAGAGTTCTCGATGGCCACGCGAACGGACTACAAGCAGGTGACTGGGATCTTCTCAGTCGACCGGATGTATCTGGAGGCCGACGGTGGTTCGTCGGGTGCGTAGTTAGACCGTAGGGTCCTGGAAAGGGGACGGTGATGGATCAGGCAGAAGTAATGGTTTCCGAGCTGATGAAGGTGGGCTTGCCATCGAAGGGTATGCTGTACGGGGACAAGCTCCCCGACGGCGTCTTGCATGTGCGTCCGTTGTCGACCCGCGAGGAGAAGATGCTGATCTCTTCGCGGGTTCGCAGCGGCCAGCTGATGTATGACATCGTCTCCGGCTGTATCCGGTCGGAGGACAAGGTCAAGATGCCGTTCGAGCAGTACTTGGTCGGCGACGTCGTCTACCTGTTCCTTATGATCAGGACGGCGACGTACGGCGCGGACTACATGTTCATGCCGAGCTGCAAGTATTGCCAGAAGCCCATCAAGATCGAAATCCGCGTGCCGTATGACCTGGGCATCTACGTGTTGGAGCCTGGTTTCAGCGAACCGTTCGAGACCGTGCTTCCGATCAGCAAGAAGAAGCTCGGTCTGCGCCTCTTCAGGATCGCTGACGAGCAGGACGTGCAGAACTACGAGAAGGTGCGCGAGAACCGAGGTGAGGAGAACCCGGGGTACGTGTACCGAATCGCGAAGCACATCGTCAATGTGGGCGGCAATCCGTATCCCATCGAAGAGGCGTGTGAGTTTGTCGAACGACTCCACGCACGAGACACCGAAGCGATCCGCGAAGCCATTATCAACGTGGACTGTGGTGTGGACCTACAGCTGGAACGGCAATGTGAAGGGTGCGGGCGAGTGAACGATGTCTTCTTCGAGTTCACGCCCGACTTCTTTCGGTCTAACAATGCCCGCGTACGACGACGGCGCGGGACCGTTGGATGACCAGATCTGGTTGTTCATCAACGGTGGTTGTCAGTTCGATGTCTCGAACCTTCTGCCCGTGCCTGAGCGGCAGAAGGTGATGAAGGCGGTCATCAAAGCGTGGAAGCGTGCACGCGGAGAGGCCGTGTACGATGCCGAGGACCTCGCGAACAGCGGGGCGGTTGGTCTTGCTAAGATGGGGTAGCCATGCCCGATAGCGAACGCGCCCTCAACTTGGTCATCGACTCGACCTTCAATCCGAAGGGCGTGAAGGCTGCCCAGGCTGGCATCGGGCAGACCGAGCGCTCCTTCCGAGACATGACACGAACGATAACCGGTGCCAAGATCGCTGAGCATATCGAAGGCGCCCTGGCCCCCATGCAGAAGATGAAGGGCGTCAACATCGGTCTTGCTAGTGCGATGAACGTGTTTGCCAAGGATATCGTTGGGACGACGAAGGCGCTTGGGGCCATATCAGACGAGTTGCGCACTGTCGAGAGCGCGTCTCAGGCCATCAAGCTCCAATACTCGTCTGGTGTGATCAGTGGCAAGCAGTACAAGGAGGCCATGGGGACGCTTCGTGCCATGCGACAGGATCTTCGGGGCATGAGTGCCGACGAGTACCAGGCCATGGCTGCTCGCAACCAAAGCATGCAGGATCTGTTTGCCTCTTCCCAGCGAGCGCAGACTGAGATGAAGAAGTACCACCTGACAACAGAGAACATGACCACGATCCTGGCGGACTATGACAAGGGCGTTGTCCAGATCGCCCGGGACCTGAACATGTCGTACGCGCAGGCCTCGAAGTTTGCCGAGGACTTCACGAACCACTTGGCGTACCAGAAGGTCGAGATGGACGAGACGGCTCGGGCTGCTGAGCAGATGGCCAGCGGCATGGGCTTCCTTGGCTCGCTCAAGCGTGGCTTCAAGAACATCGGTGAGGACCTGATCGGCGCAGGCAAGGGTTTCGCTGGCGTGCTTATGCAGGCGCCACGCCGCCTGTCCGAGGGTGTGAAGGACGGCTTGTCGAATGCGTTTTCGTCCAGGCCGATCACTCGGGCGCTGGCCGAGATCCCGAAGCGCATGTTCAGCATGAGCACCCTGAAGAAGACAGCACTCTTCGGACCACTTGGATTCATCAGCGGGATGCTCACCAAGAGCAAGCCGAAGCAGGAGTTCGCTCGCGCTGGTGAAAAGGAAGGGCCGATGGGCGGCATCATCAAGAGCCTCGGCAGCTTCGGCGGTATCATGAAGTCGGCGCTCGGCGCATTCGGCCCGGCGATGCTCCTGCTGAAGGCGCTCGAACCTGCTATCCAAACTCTGATGTGGGCGATCGAGCCGCTGCTTGCGCCGCTGCAACAGCTGATGTCCGACGCAGTCATGCAACTCGTCCCGTTCATCTCAGAGCTGTCGAAAGAGTTCGTCGTGCTGGCCGAGGAACTTCTGCCACCGATCACGCAGCTGATCAAGCAGCTCATGCCGATCTTCATGGACATAATCCGCGCCGTGCTGCCACCGCTGACGACGTTGCTGAAGATGACCATGGAGTGGATCGGGAAGTTGGCGGGTGTTCTCGGGAAGGTGCTGGTACCAATACTCGGCTGGGTTGGCGAGCAGATCGTGTGGGTTGCTGACAAGATCGGTGGCATCATCGACTGGTTGATCGGGAAGCTCGGGTGGGTGCTCGACTGGCTCGGCATTGATGTGGGGACTTCTGGAAAGAAGCCGAACACTGCGTCTGCAACCAGCGGCACCGAGGGTGGGGCGCAGGCCATACAGGCCTCGCAGCCACGCATGATTCCTGGCGTCAACGTACAGGGAGAGGGTGTTGCTGGAGAGGTCCGTCCGATGACTGTGCAGGAGGCGGGCGCGACCGAGCAGTACATGCAGTTCACACGGCCACGCGGCTCGGACAAGCCGCTCATGTACCGTGATGGTGAGCTGCAATCGGGGCGCCGCGACCTGACGTCCGAGGCTCTCAGGGAGGTCTTCAACACGCAACCCGATGTCGTCTCGCGTGAAGAACCTGAGAAGGCATCCGAGCCTATCGTGCGTGCAATTGACAAGATGACCAACCGTCTGTTGACGATACTGCCGAAGAAGATCGGTGAGGAGACGAAGTCGATCACGTTGGCGAACTTTGGCGCCGTGACGGCGTAGGAGGTCGGGATGGCTCTGCAATCACTCGATCCGGGTGCCGCGATCCTCAAGATCACCGGCAAGTCTGGCTCGTTCAAATTCCTCATGCCTGCAGAGATACCGAACCTCTACAGCCACACGAACAACTACGCGCCGCAGAACATCATGCGTGCTGGAAACATGTACGTGAGTCGCAGCCCCACCATGCTTTGGCACGGGGGCAAGGACGAGCCGGTCACTCTGGAACTCACGATGGTTGTCGGCGCGAGCATAGAGATCGACACTCCGGCGGACTTGCTCGACTACATCAATCGGCTTCAGGCACTTGGGCAGGCAGCGTCGAACGCCAACGTTCCCCAGGAGCCACCCGAGGTGATCAAGCTCCAGATAGGGACCTGGTTCGCCAAGAAGGCGCTGGTCTTGTCCTGCAGCGCGGGCGTGAAGCGTCCGTACGACCCTGGTACCGGACAGGCATATGTCGGGACGTGCAGCTTCAGTTTGCAGTACGTGTACGACACGTTGCCGACGGCCGACAGCTTCAGGCTTGATAGGGGATAGTAATGCCAGATCGTTCACGCGCCAGCGGGTACATGCGCATCGATCGCGGCGAGCATGATCGTTTCCGCCGCACGCGTGTCTACAGCGACAAGACGATCATTGCGGGCACACGCCGATATGGTGTATGGCGGGCTCCGCGCCTCAACACCGAGGACGTGGACCGCCATACAGTGACGTCGAAGGACGTCGGCCACATAGACCTGATCGCAAAGGTGTGGTACGACGACGAGACGTTGTGGTGGGTGATCGCCTGGGCGAACAGGATCAGCAACCCGATCACTGACATGTTCGTTGGCCAGCAGCTTGTTATTCCGGCGCTCAACGAAATCGCGGGAGCGATCGACGAGGTGGTCTGATGCCGTCTCCGTATGTCAGGTTTGAGATGAAGGTGAACGGCCAGGACCTCAAGATGGAGGAGTCCCGGCTGCTCAACTTTCTGTACTACCACTCTATTCGTGGCAGTGCACAGTACTACGTCTATTGCACAGACAAGAAGTGGAACTACTACGACCAGCTCTACGAACCCGGCACCGAGGTGCAGATCCGCTTCGGCCGCAAGGACGGCAGCACGTCGCTCTGGTCACCGACGCACACCATGCTCGTTGGCGAGGTCGAGGCGCACTATCACCCGCAATGCGTCTTCGTGAACGTGACGGGCATGGACAAGGGCGTGAAGCTCTTCGAGCGCTGCTCGCAGAAGGTTTGGAAAGACAAGAAGATCTCAGAGATCGTGACCGAGCTGGCTGGGGAGAGTGAACTGGACACACAGGTCGAGTCAACGAAGGGCAAGTTCAATCTGACACAGGCGCTCATGCCTGACGGCCACTACATCCAGAAGGTGCTGCTGCCGCTGGCCTATAACGCGTCGCGCCAGGACTACCTGTGTTACATCAAGGAGGGCAAGACCCTTGTCTTCGAGCCGCCGGACGTGGGCTCGTCGCAGGCTACACTGAAGTACCCTGGAGTCGAGGGTGGGTACGGTCCGATCGAGCCGCCGATCATCCACTTCCGGCCGATCCGGCTGCCAGCCAACGGGGCCTGGTCGGACGAGTGCCGAGCTGTGAACCCGTTCAAGAAGAAGGGCGAGTTCTTCAAAGCGGATGACGGTAGCGTGCAGCTCAAGAAGCTCGCGAGCCAGACCCCGTCGCCGCCGGACAACCCGGCCAGGCTCTGCCACACGATCTACTCGGAGCAGGACACCCTGGAGAACGTGACGAAGGCGGAGTGGTCACGCCGAGCCCGCGAGCTGTGGATTGTTGACACGAAGACGATCATCAGCCCGGAGATCGAGGTTGGCAAGGCGATCAAGTTGGAGATGACTTCGGACGACGGCGAGTCGCACTTCGCTTCGGGCAAGTATTTGGTCGCGGGCATGATGCACTGGATCGACACCATGGCGCAGCGTAGCTACACCCGGCTTTGGCTGATGCGCAGGAGCAAGTAATGGACCCTGATGTACCTCTGGAAACGCCGTTTCCTGACGAACCGATGAACACAGAGCCCAGTTACATGGGGATCTGGCGTGCGAAGGTTGTGAAGAACGATGACCGCGAGGAGGAGAACAAGTTCCTCGGCCGTGTCAAAGTCTGGGTCCCGCAGATCCACGGCGAAGACTACGAGGATCGGGAGGACGACCTCCCCTGGGCGTTCCCGTGCTTCCTGCACGCGTTCAAGGACCCAGATGACGAGGAGTTGAAGGCTGGGTTCTTTGGTGTGCCGCCGGAGGACTCGTGGGTCTATGTGATATTCGAGGGCGGAAGCCCAGACTACCCAATCTACTTTGGGGGTTGGTACGGCGGCGAGAAGGGTGACACTGAACTCAATGACTTCATGCAGGAGGACGAGCGATCGAGCGCACGGTACCCCGACATCATCGGGTATATCTCTCCGTTCGATAAGCGCTTCCGCTTTCGCATACTGAAGGAGGATCGGTTCGAGGTCGCCTGGTGGCAGGACGACGAAGAGAAGGCCATCATCGAGTTCGACTCAGTAGGACAGGCCCCGAACGACAGGCCTACCATCCGCGTCGAGGCCAAGGGCGACTGGATGGTGAAGGTCAAAGCCGAGAAGAACATCGAGTTGGAGTCAGACGAGAAGGTCAAGATCAAGTGCAAGCGCTTCGAGGTCGAGGCCGAGGAAGAGATCAAGCTGGAGTCACAGGGCAGCAGCTTGTACGCGGCCAGTGGCGCGAACACGTTCAAGGGCTCTAGTATTCATGGGCGTGGCACGCCCGACGGTGGCTTCGACAAGTGGGGCGTTACCCCAAGGTAGGAGAGTGGCATGAGCTTTCAGTGGAAGGGCCAGGCATTTCCCTGGGACGGCACGCTCGCCACGTTCATTGAACCGAAGAACGACGAGCACATCTTGAAGACCTCGATCGAGATGATCCTCTTCACGCGGCGCGGCGAGCGCGTCATGCTGCGCGACTTCGGTTCCAACCTTGAGGAGAAGCCGTTCGATCCGAACGATGTGTTCCTGCGCAACGAGATCGTGCAGGAAATTGTGAGCGCGATAGAGACTTGGGACGACAGGATCGGGATCGAAGGTATCAACGTCGTCCAGCAGGAAGACGAGTTCCGGTTCCAGATCGCGTTCTTCAACAAGAAGGACCCGCTGAAAACGACCAAGAACTTCTCGGTCACGGTGGGTGAGACGACATTACTGACTACTGGAGGTTAGCATGGGCGACCAGGACATCACGGGACTCCCAACGATCGACTACACGGCTCGCGACTTCCCGTCGATCAAGGAGGCGCTGAAAACGCACCTCCAGAACAAGTTCCCAACTACGTGGAAGGACTTCTACGAGTCCCAGGCGGGCATAGCCTGGCTGGAGCTGGTCGCGTACTCGTATGCGATCCTCTCGTTCTACCTTGATTACCAGGCGAACGAGTGCCACCTCCCAACGGCTCAGGACCGCGAGAACGTAGTGCGGGTCTGCAAGCTGATCGGGTATGCCCTCCAGGGTCCGCAGGCGGCTTCGGTCGAATGCACCTTGGAACTCGTCGGTCCCGAGTTGGTCGA